CGGCTTTGGATGCTACTGGACGACGTTGATACCGCTGACGATATTGCAAAGGCTGATGACGCTGTTTACCGCAGCCTGTGCAGAAAAGCTCACGCAAAACGGTGGGGCGTTCTAACCGGCGATGAAGTTGACGCCGCTATCCGAGCAAAGGAAAACACATGACCGACAACGTAAAACCCTTTATTAAAGCCACGACACCTGATAACGGAGACGCTATTGCAATGCTTGAGCAGTGGTTGGAAGACGCCAAAAATGGCAAGATTGTCACGGTCGCCTTGGTGGGTAAGCGCATTGGCGGTGAATGGCAGACCGGCATGAGTAGTTCGCAAAACAGTCTTGAGGATGCAGCCATGCTGATCGAACTTGGAATCCGGCGTCTTGGTTTTAAACAGAGGTGAAAAATGACCAGAGATGACATCATCCGCATGGCGCAGAAGGCTCATTTAGTGATGTATGACTATGACCATCCTAGCCTTGAACGCTTTGCCGCCCTTGTCGCCGCCGAAGAGCGTGAGGCGTGTGCGAAGATATGCGAGGAACCCGGATGGAACCAAGGGAAGATGTTCGCCAAAGACATACGAGCAAGGGGGCAAGCATGACCCAATACGAACTGAGCCGCTACTACTGGGCGCTATCAAACCAAGCGCACTACATGGGCAAAGCGATTGAATGTCTTGAGAACGGACAGGAACAGTCGCATTGGTACAGCATGATGCTATGGGCTATGTACAAACACCAAGCAAGAGAAATAGCCGATGCCCACGACACCATGTCGTTTGCCAAGGCTATGGGCGTATCAGATGCAATCAAAAAGGCATGGGAATGAACACACTACAAGAATACTGGGACGCATGCCTTATTCGGGCGTGGCGGCGACAGTTAAGTCTTATGGATACCATGAGTATGTTTCTGTCCCTCACAGGCAAGCGCATCGATGAGTGCGAACTGTTACGGACACCACTTCAAAATATCCCATGGACAACAGGAGTACGGGTGTTTACCGCATACCACCTACCCAAAATCAACGACAGGTTGTGGGATCAGGAACCGGAGAAAGACCTTGCCTTACTACGCAAGTTGCAGAAGTCCAAATACAACACGGAGAAGACCCCGTACCGTACTAACGCAGACAGGGAATTGTCAAACGCAAAACACAAGCTACGTAAAGATCGGGCTAAAAAAGCGTACACAACCCTAGCCATATCAGAGCGCAACTCTGCTACGGATTGGAACGTGGTCAAGGGGAAGGCCAAGGTAAGGGTGAGCCGCAAATGAACCGAGACGACATCATCCGCATGGCGCGGGAAGCCGGGTTTGAACAGGCGGGACATCTTTCTCATCAAGGATTCACCGCAATAATTGAACGCTTTGCCACCCTTGTCGCCGCCGCAGAGCGTGAGGCGTGTATTAAGGCACTTCAAGACCAGATTGGATGGGATATATACGACCCAGAATCAACTGCTACCGAAGTCATCCGAGCAAGGGGAAAAGCATGACACCGCTAGAGCTAACAACCGAACTGAAAGAGATCATCGCCAACAACACGCACTACACGACTTGGACGGTATCGACACCGCACTTAATTGCGCTGGTAAACAAAGTCGTAGCCGACGAAAGAGAGGCGTGTGCTCAATTGGCAGAGGGGTGGCAGTACCTGCCCGAGAACAACTTCAGCAAGGAACAGATTGTCGAGAATATGTGCAAAACGATTGCCCATCACATCCGAGCAAGGGGGCAAGCATGAACGACGACGTAGCAAAGACTGCAAAAATAGAGGAGAGAAACAGATGCGAGAAGATAATTCAGAGTTACATGAAGAAGTACAAGGACGATCTGGTGAGATTGACCCTGTTAAAAAACCTACTCGCAAGGGTAAGAAGAAAATAACTTGGAACGAATGGGACCCGTTTGTTCGGGCGACCGGTGAGGCGCTACGTCAACTGAACAAACGACAACCGAAGCAGTCTAACTACGACTGCACAACTGAAGTAGCGCCAATCTAAAGGAGTAAATCATGGGAAAGAAACTGACTACCGGAGAACGCATCCGTCGTTACATGGAGGCACACCCGACTGCAAAGCCGAAGCAGATTGCTGAAGCTCTTAATGTGAGCCCTACGTACGTGCATACCTTGCGTAGCAATGACAAGAAGAAGCTAGCTGAGGGCCAGCCGATTCGACGCATCAAGCGCAACTACACCAAGAAAGACGAGCCGGTTGTGAAGCCCGATAACCTCTGGCAACCTCCCCCTGTGTTGCCTGTGCCTGACGCCAAATCCACGTTGGTGCACATTGGTACGTTTACATCTTCCAAACCGATTCCCAGAGAGAGCTTCATCGACAAGACCTTGAAGACTCATGACAATGTGAATCACCCTGCCCACTACAAAGTTGGCGGCATCGAGACTATCGAGTTCATCGAAGCGAAGAAGCTTGGTTACAACCTAGGCAATGTCGTCAAGTACATCACGCGCTCTGACCACAAGGGCAACGCTTACGAAGACTTGTGCAAAGCACGTTGGTATCTCAATCGTGAGATCAGCAAATACCTTGGGGTAGCTAACCAGTGAACCTGATCGCCCTTGACTTTGAGACGTACTACGACAAGGACTATTCCCTGTCGAAGATGACCACCGAGGAATACATCCGTGACCCCCGATTCGAAGTGATCGGCGTTGCGGTGAAGGTCAATGACGAGGAGACTGTGTGGTGCACCGGCACCCACAACCAGATCAAATCGTTCCTTGATACCTTTCCTTGGGAATCATCTGCTGTGCTTGCACACAACATGATGTTCGATGGCGCTATCCTCGGGTGGCGCTTCGGCATCCATCCGATGGCATTGCTTGATACGCTAGCCATGCTACGTGCAGTCGACGGCACCGAGGTTGGCAACAGTCTCGCTAAAGCCGCTGAGCGGTACGGACTGGGGGCAAAAGGTACGGAGGTGGTGCTTGCATTGGGAAAACGCCGAGCCGACTTCGACGATGAGAGCATGCGCCGCTACGGCGAGTACTGCATCAATGATGTCAACATCACCTACAACCTGTTCAACATCCTCTCCACATCGTTCAAGAAGCAAGAACTGAAGCTGATTGACTTGACGCTACGGATGTTCACGAGGCCGATTCTGCAACTAGATCTGCCGTTACTTGAGCAACATCTGATTGAGGTTGTTGACCGCAAGGAAGCACTCATCGCCGACGCTAACGCTGACAGGGAGGTGCTGTTGTCAAACGATAAGTTTGCTACGCGCCTAATGGAGCTGGGCGTTGATCCTCCTATGAAGATCAGCCCAACCACAAATAAGCTGACGTTGGCTTTGGCGAAGAACGACCCGGGGTTCAAGTCTCTTGCAGATCACGATGATGTCCGGGTTCAGGCGCTTGTCGCCGCACGACTCGGGACAAAGAGCACCCTTGAGGAGACACGGACTGAGCGATTCGTGTCCATAGCGAAGCGTGGTAGCCTTCCGGTACCCCTGAGATACTATGCCGCGCATACAGGGCGGTGGGGTGGTGACGACAAGCTAAACCTGCAGAACCTGCCAAGGAAGTCAAAACTCAAGTCAGCCATCATTGCGCCCGAGGGGCACGTCATGATTGATGCCGACTCCAGTCAGATCGAGGCTCGCATGCTGGCGTGGCTGTCTGGACAAACCGATTTGGTTCAGGCATTTGAGAAGGGCGAGGATGTCTACAAGATCATGGCGGGGAAGATTTACCACAAACCTGCGTCTGAAGTGGATGACGCCGAGCGGTTCGTGGGCAAGACTACCATCCTTGGTGCTGGGTACGGCATGGGTGCGGCTAAGTTCCAGATTCAGCTCAAAAACTTCGGGGTAGAGCTTAGTGAAGCTGAGTGCAGACGTATCCTGACCACCTACCGGGATGGCTTCCCCGCAATACCCAACCTATGGGCGCAGGGGCACCGCTGTCTGGATGCTTTAGCAGATGTAAAGCTAAAGACCACCCCGTTTGGCGTTCAGCCACAGGCTATCAGCGTGTTGCCAGGGGTAGGGTTTGACCTGCCTAGCGGCTTGCCTCTGAAGTACATGGAACTGCGACCTGTTGGCGTTGACGACAGGGGTCGGGTTCAGTATATTTACTCAACACGACGTGGTCCTGTGCGTATCTATGGGGGCAAGGTGGTTGAGAATCTGTGTCAAGCCCTCGCAAGGTGTGTCATCGGAGAGCAGATGCTTCGTATCGCCAAGCGGTATAAAGTAGTGCTGACTGTACATGATGCGGTTGCGTGTGTTGCACCGGAAGACGAGTGGCGTGAAGCCACTCTGTACGTCCAAGAATGTATGCGGTGGCGTCCGCTATGGGCTCAGACTTTGCCTCTGAATTGTGAGGTCAAGTACGGCAACAGCTACGGCGACTCTAAAAAATTTGAAGGATAACAATGGAACTGCTCGACTACGCTAGACCTTTGATGCTTGCCGAAACCGCGCTCAAAGATATGTACAACGCCACACTGGACAAGAAATTCGACCTTGCGTACGAGAAGGGGTTGATTGCCATCACAGAGATGCGACTCGCATTAGCGGCAGTCAACAACGAAAGAAACAAAGAATGAACCGCACTTGGTCATACTCCAGCATCTCGCTGTTTCAGCAGTGCCCCCGCAAGTATCATCGCTTGCGCGTGGTCAAGGACATCGTGGAGCCGCCACAGGATCACCTGATCTACGGAAGCGCGGTGCACAAAGCAGCGGAAGAGTACCTGCGTGACGGTACGCCGATACCAGAAAAGTTCTCCTACATCGAGCGCAAGATCGCCCCGTTCAAGAACATGCCCGGGACTATGCTCTGTGAGCACGAGATGGGTGTGACCCGCAACCTTGAGCCATGCGCCTTCCGTGACAAAGACGTTTGGTTCCGTGGCATCGCTGACCTGCTGATTGTCAATGGTGACAAGGCGCGTGTAGCCGACTGGAAGACTAGCAAGAGTAGTCGGTACGCCGACCGCAAACAGCTGGAACTTCTGTCGCTCTTGGTATTCAAGCACTTCCCCGAGGTGCGTAGTGTGTCCGCTGGGCTGGTGTTTTTGGTCGCTGATGATTTGGTGACCGCCAAGTACGAGCGTGATGCACAGGAAGAAAGCTGGCAGGTGTGGCTGGGAGAAGCACATCTGCTAGACCAGGCATTTAACAACGATGTCTGGAATCCCCGTCCCAACTTCACTTGCAGAGGCTGGTGTCCTGTTAGCGATTGTGAACACAACCAGAAAAGGAACTGATTATGTGGAACGTAATGTGCAATGTGTCGAAGGTTGAAATTGATGTGGATAACCGCAAAGGTGTGTTGCACACGCCTGAGATGAACTACCCCGACATGCGGAGCACCATCAACTGCTTCAAGCGAGTTGATCCCAAGATTGAAGTTATCTTTGTTGTCATTGGCGGGGAGCTTGATATGGCTTACGCATACGACAAATCAGGGCATGAGTGGTATGCCCGTGACATGAAGGAGATGCACCATGCCGTATGTTAATAAACCCCGCCCCTACAAAAAAGAGTACGAGCAGTACGACGGCACCGAGAAGGTCAAGAAGAAACGTGCCGCCCGTAACAAAGCGCGAAACATGATGGAAAAAGCTGGACTGGTGCACAAAGGAGATGGAAAAGATGTTGACCATAAAACGCCTCTCTCTAAAGGGGGGAAAACCACCCCTAGCAATCTTAGAGTTAAAGCCGCTTCCGATAACCGAAGCTACCCCCGAAACGCCAACCACACAGTCAAACGAAACACTTAAGTTCAAGATGGCTGGACGATACGCATTTGGGTACAGCGACCCAAGGATTATGTTTGGGGCTTCTTCATCCCCCATGTGGAGCTTCAGCGACTACGCAAAAGCCCAGCACGAGGCGCACTTTGCCAGCGACATGACGGACGAACAACTGAAAGCCGCATGGCTACTTCTGTTTGGGTCTGACCCCATATCTTTTATTGCTATAGGCGCAAGAAATGATGACGATGACTTTCGCATTGCGTACGAAGCCTTCAAACGTGGGTTGCTCCATGAAGAGAACAACATCAACTCCTATAGCCGCTACTACGCCCTGAAGAAATAAATGGAAATCGTTGACAACAAAGTGCTAGTGGTGCGCACCCGCAATCCTGGGCGTATCACAACTGCCATCAAGAAAAGTACGGAAGTAGAACAGCAGGGGGATGTCACCGCTGTGGCGGTGCATTGGGGGCTCAAGGAAGCGCAAGCGTTGCGTACCCTTGGCATGAAGAAAGTCCCTTCCCCCATCGAGCGTGACTACGGCTGGCCTGGGATTTACAAACCCATGCAACACCAGCGGGACACCGCAGGGTTCCTGACTCTACATCCCCGCGCCTTCTGCTTTAACGAGCAAGGGACAGGCAAGACTGGCGCAGCCATTTGGGCGGCTGATTACCTGCTAAACATTGGCGCCATCAATCGCGTCTTGGTTGTGTGCCCTTTGTCCATCATGCAGTCTGCATGGCAAGCTGACCTGTTTAAGTTTGCAGTGCATCGCACTGTCGATGTTGCCTATGGCGCAAGGGACAAGCGCAAGGCGATCATCAAGGGCCCCGCTGACTTCATCATAATTAACTACGATGGCGTTGAGATTGTGGCTGACGAGATTGCAAACGGCGGTTTTGACCTGATCATCATTGACGAGGCTAACGCATACAAGAACGCAACCACCAAGCGATTCAAGACTATGCGAAAGATAGTCCAGCCGACTACATGGATTTGGATGATGACTGGCACCCCTGCATCGCAGTCACCGCTAGATGCCTATGGGCTGGCAAAGCTGTGCGTACCTGACACTGCGCCAAGCCTGTACGGTTCGTACCGGGATATGGTGATGTACCAGCTGACCCGCTTCAAATGGATTCCCAAGCCCGGGGCCGAGCAGGTCGTGCATAAGATACTGCAACCCGCCATTAGGTTTGAGAAGAAAGACTGTCTTGACCTGCCAGACGTGACGTATACCTCCCGGTTCGTACCGCTATCGACACAACAGACCAAGTACTACAAAGCGCTTAAGAAGGAGATGCTGATCTCCGCAGTCGGTGAGGACATCTCTGCCGTGAACGCCGCCGCTAACCTGAACAAGTTGCTGCAGATTTCCTGTGGCGCTGTGTACACGGATACCGGGAACGTAATTGAGTTCGACGCGTCTGACCGACTGAACGTATTGCTTGAAGTCATTAACGAGGCGTCTCACAAGGTGCTGATCTTCGTTCCGTTTACACACGCAATCCAGCTTGTAAAGGACTTCTTGGTAAAGAACGGCGTTACTACGGAAGTTATAAATGGTGACGTGAGTGTCACCCGACGCACCGAAATCTTCAAGCAGTTCCAAGAGAACGACAACCCCAGAGTGCTGGTGATCCAGCCGCAAGCGGCGGCACACGGAGTTACCCTAACTGCGGCGAACGTCATCATCTGGTACGCTCCTGTTACTTCGATTGAAACCTACCTGCAAGCGAACGCACGTATTGACCGCGCAGGTCAGCGCAACCCTATGACGGTGGTGCACATCGAAGGTAGCCCGGTTGAGACCAAGTTGTACTCGGCACTCCAAAACAAATTGGACATCCACGAGCGCATCATCGACCTGTACAAAAACGAAATAAATACTTGACAGAGTATAGAAAGGGCGTATAATCGAACCTCTTTGAAGGAGAAGCAAATGGAGAACGCACCGATTGAGAAGATCGTGCAGGCGTACATCAAGATACGCGACACACGAGACGCTCTCTACCAAGACTACAAGGCCAAGAGCACTGAGCTTGAGGCACAGATGGATATCCTCAAACACAAACTTGTTGAGATATCAAAAGAGACTGGAGCCACCAGTTTCTCTACCCCCCATGGCGTTGCGTACCGCACTGTCAAAAACAGATACTGGACCAACAACTGGGAGGAGTTCTATCGAATGATGCAAGAACACGATGCAATGGGGCTTCTGGAGAAGCGCATTCATCAAACCAACATGAAGGAATTCATGGAGCAAAATCCTGACCTTCATCCCCCCGGTCTTCATATCGACAGCGAATATGAGATCACCATCCAAAGACGTAGCAGCAAATAAGGAGAACTGCATGAGCAACGACCTCGCTCTTTTGAACCAAGCGCCCGACTATCTGAAGGAAGTCGGCATCGACAACATGACCAAAGCCCTGTCGGGCAACACCTCGGTCAAGCGCATCTCCATCCGTGGCGGCGTGTTCCGAATGATGGTGAATGGTGAAGAGATTGCCAAGAACGAAAACCGCTCGATGGGTATCGTGATTGTGAACGGCAACCCCAAAGTGTCCCGCCAGTTCTATGCTGGTAAGTACACCCCCGGAGAAGCCACCTCTCCCGACTGCTGGAGCAATGACGGTGAGAAGCCTGATGCCAGCATTGAGTACCCGCAACACTCTGCTTGTGATGGGTGCCCTCAGAACATCAAAGGTTCTGGGCAGGGTGACTCCCGCGCATGCCGATTCCAGCAACGACTGGCTGTTCTGCTAGCCGACGACATCGACGGCGACGTGTTCCAACTGTTGCTCCCCGCACAGTCCATCTTCGGTCGC